TAGCTTCAAAGTCAATTATTAACTGTATTACAATTTCTAGAAGATTAACAAGTGCAGCCATAAATGTAGCAAGTAAAATTGAGGATGAGGTTGCATTAAGAACATTTGAAGAAGAGAAGCCTGAACATTATGGTATTGTAAAAGCTGACCTGGACGCACGTTCATCTGGTTACCAATACAAAAGAAGAAAGTTAAGAGAGTCTTCACAAAAAAATAACATAGAGTGGACTGTATGGACTAGGAGTGAAAAGGTGCATGTAGGTTACAAGCTTATAGAACTTATGTGTGTACACACGGGCCTTTGTGATATTGAAACAATAATTAAAAAAAATAGAAGAGAAAAGAAATTAGTACCAACCCAACAGACTATGGATTGGATTAATAACAGAAATGATTTTCTTGAAGTTCTTGCTCCCGAATACTTTCCAACAATCGTTGCTCCAAGGCGTTGGGAGGAAGGCAGTACAAAAGGTGGTGGATATTATTCAAGACATATCAAACCATTAACTTTAGTTAAATATCGTAAAAGAGAAAACTTAAAACAATTAGAAAATGTAGAAATGCCTATGGTGTACAAAGCTGTAAACGCACAGCAAGATACACCTTATAAAATAAATACATTTATCTTAGATGTATTAGATAAGGCTTGGGAAAAAAATATAGCAATTGGTGGTTTACCAATAGCTGAACTTTTAAGTTTACCTGTTCGACCACATGATATTGAAACTAATAAACTTGCTAGACAGTTATATAGAATTGAGTCTGTAAAAGTCCACACTGACAATGCTAGACAAAAATCAAAAAGATTATTGTTTGCAAAAGTTAGGTGGATGGCTCACATGATTAAAGAAAAAATATTTTATCATGCACACACTTTAGACTTTAGGTCTAGATGTTACCAAGTAACAAATTATTTAAACATACAAGGTGTTGACTTTGCAAAAGCACTTCATTTACTTGGAACTGGTAAAAAGATAACCGAAGAGAACAAAGGTGATTATTGGTTAGCTGTTACTGGTGCTGCATTATTTGGTGTTGATAAAGTAACAAGAGAAGAACAATTAAAATGGGTTGATGAAAACTTAGAGTTATTTAAAAAAATCCAGGAAGACCCTTTTGTAAACCGTGAGTGGGAAATGGCTGACAAGCCTTTTCAATTTCTTGCTTGGGTTAATGAGTGGGTGTCTTTTAAAAATGTTGGCTACGGGTATTTGAGTACGTTTATCTGTAACCAAGATGGCTCATGTAATGGTATTCAACATTACAGTGGAATACTTAAACACACTGCGTCTGCTAGAGCAGTGAACTTAGGTAAATCAGAAAAACCACAAGATGTTTATACAGTAGTTAAGGACACAGTAATTGAAAATTTAAAAACAATGACTGACAACCCGTTTGCAAAACTTTGGTTACAATTTAAAGTTAAGCGTTCAACTGTTAAACGAGCAATCATGACTTCACCTTATGGTTCAACACGTTACTCTTGTAGTGACTTTGTTGATGAGGATTTAGTTAAAAGAAAAGACCAAGGGGATGAACACCCATTTGGCAGTTCATCGTTTCAAGCATGCACATTCTTATCGGGTGTTATTTGGGATAGTATGGGTGAAGTTTTATCTTCTGCAAGATTAGGTATGTCATTTTTACAAAACTGTGCAAAAGTTTTATCTAAAAATGGCCATGCAATACGTTGGGTAAATCCAGTTGGTTTTCCAGTCATACAAGATTATCCAGAGTTTAAATCTATGCGTGTAAAGACTCGAATGTTTGGTGAAATAATAAAACCTAGAATAAACGTTGAGACAGAAAAGTATTCTGTTTTAAGGGCCTCTAATGGTTTACCTCCAAACTTTATTCATTCACAAGACTCAGCACACATGATGAAAGTTGTATGTAAAGCTTATGATAAAGGTATTTCTCATTTTTGTAATGTTCATGATTCTTTTGGAACACTTGCTGCGGACTCACAAGTTCTTGCAGATACAATTAGAGAAACGTTTGTAGAGATGTATGATAACGATTGTCCACTAGAAGAGTTTAAATTATCTATTGAACCTTCACTTACAGAAAAACAACGTGAAAAATTACCAACTGTACCTGAAAAAGGTGACTTCAATATAAAGGAAGTTTTACAGTCTGAGTTCTTTTTTGCGTAAAATAACCCAGTAGTGGGTGATTAGTACCCCTATTAGAACCAAAGGAATAAACATGGATGACTTTGAGTATCTTCCAATAGATGAAATTGTAAAATTGCAATCTAAGGGAATAATAACAAGTGACAACAATGTAAACAACAATGAGGAAAATAATGGCGAACAGCTATACAAAGATAGTGACTCCAGTTGGAGTTGCTCAATTTCCCTGGTTAACAACTGCTGATACTAAATTCGGTGACCCAGGTGACTATAAAGTAAATCTAGTCATAAAAAAAGAAGACTGCGGAGCAATAATGCATGTTATTGACGAAGTGGTTAAAGAAAGTCTTACTCTTGCAAAAGAGAAGTCTAAAAATAAAACAATCAAACAAGCTAACTCACCTTACAACGATGAGTTAGACGATGAGGGTAACCCTACTGGAAATGTTATATTTAAATTTAAATGTAAATCAGTAATTACCAAAAAAACTGGTGAAACTTTTGAAAACAAACCCGCAATTTTTGATGCTAAAGGCATTCCATTGAAAGATGTAAATATTTGGGGTGGTTCAGAATTAAAAGTTAGTTCAGAATTAATTCCGTATTACACATCAATGGTAGGTGCGGGTGTATCAATGAGGCTTAAAGGCGTTCAAGTAATTAAACTAGTAGAAGGTGGGAGTGATTCCAGTGGACATGGGTTTAAGAAAGAAGAAGGCTACACAGCTTCAGAAACTCAGGAGTTTGACAATGAGACCCAACCAGTGGTGGCCCAAGAAGACGACTTCTAAATATCGGTCTGGTCTTGAAGAGCAAATAGCAAGACAATTAACGTATTCAAAAATACCTTTTGAGTATGAAACCAAAGTAATAAAATATATCAAACCAGAAAAGTCACACAGGTATACCCCTGATTTTGTTTTAACAAAAAAAGATGGTAGCCTTATGTACATTGAAGGTAAGGGTAGATTTTTAACGGCTGATAAGCAAAAACATATTTTAGTTAAGAAACTTTATCCAGAACTGGATTTAAGATTTATCTTTTCTAATTCACAAACTCGCATATCCAAAATATCTAGAACGACATATGCTATGTGGTGTCAGAAACATGAGTTTATGTATTCTGATAAATTCATACCAAAAAGTTGGATAGCCGAGTTAAAATAGTGTATACAAAAAATAGGTAAGTTTCATAGCTTACCTTTTCTGTGGCCCTTAGATTAATTTCTAGGGGCCTTTTTGTTTTTAAGCCAAAAATTTTTAGAGGAATATCAATATGGAAAATAGTGAATTTCTATATCACGCTCCTTGTATCGAATGTGGCAGCAAAAATAATGTTGCCGTTTATTCAGACCTACATGGCCATTGCTTTGGCTGTGGTCATTATTATCCAACATACGAAAAACAAGAGGTGGCTATGGAAACAACAAATAAAGAATTAGTTCAAGGAGAATGCAAACCTTTAATTAAAAGAAAAATAAATAAAGAAACTGTTACTAAGTTTAATTATCAAACTGGTAAACACAATGGTAAGAACGTACAAATTGCAAACTACTACGACAAAAATAATAAATTAGTTGCACAAAAATTACGTTACCCAGACAAATCCTTTCAATGGATTGGTAATAGTAAGAACGCTGTATTGTTTGGACAAAACCTATGGCGTAACGGTGGAAAACAAATCTGTATTTTAGAAGGTGAGATTGACTCAATGAGTTTATCTTCTCTTCAAAATAATAAATGGGCTTGTGTTTCTATCAAGACTGGTAGTCAAGGTGCTAAGAAAGATTTACAACAGCAACTCGAATGGTTAGAAAAATTTGAGTCTATTGTATTAATGTTTGACTCGGATTCTGCGGGGCAATCCGCAGCTCAAGAATGTTCTAAAATCTTTACACCTGGAAAATGCAAAATTGCAACTCTTCCATTAAAAGACGCTAACGAAATGTTAGTGCAAGGTAAGACAAAAGAATTAATTGACTGTATGTGGGGTGCTAAAGCCTACAGACCAGACGGTATAATTTCTGGTGAAGAAATCTTTGATACATTAGTTAAAGAAGAAACAAACCAAACTATTCCATATCCATTTGAATGTTTAAATACAAAAACAAAAGGAATGAGAACTGGTGAATTGGTTGTAATAACTAGTGGTACTGGCCAAGGTAAATCACAATTATGCAGACACATAGGACACCACCTAATTAAACAAGGTGAGAGTGTTGGTTACATTGCATTAGAGGAAAGTGTTAAACGAACTGCACTTGGTATCATGTCAATAGATGTTCAAAAACCATTACACTTAGATAGGAAAGTTATAGACGATGACACATTTAAAAATAGTTTTAGTTCAACAGTGGGTAGTGGCTTGTTGTATCTATACGATAGTTTCGGTTCAACCGAGTCTGAAAATTTGTTATCCAAAATTCGTTATCTTGCTAAGGGTCTTGGTGTACGTTGGGTTATTCTTGACCATCTTAGTATTGTCGTTTCTGGATTAGAAACTTATGACGAACGTAAACTAATTGACATCACTATGACTAGACTAAGAAGTTTAGTTGAAGAGACTGGTATTGGTTTAATCTTAGTATCACATTTAAGAAGACCTGAAGGTAACAAAGGTTACGAGGATGGTGTCCAAACATCTTTAAATGCTTTGCGTGGGTCTCAGGCCATATCGCAATTAGCAGATTGCGTCATTGGATTGGAACGTGACCAGAATGATGACGAGAATAAAAAATTCACAACAGTACGTGTTCTTAAAAATAGACACGTAGGTGACACGGGCAAGTGTGGAACTTTGTTTTTTAATGAGGACACAGCGTGTCTCTTAGAAACAAAGGAAAGAAATGACTTCTAAACCAATAACAAAAAGAAAACGTAAAATAAAACTAACAGAAGTTTGGACTCTCACTGCTGAAATACAAACAGCAATGAAATGGGCTAAAGACAATCCACATTGTGAAGTTGTTTTAGGACTTCCGTCTTTGCAATTAAAATATGTTGCAGAGACAGTCTTGAATCAAATGTCAATCTTGGATGAAGCTGCATGTCGAGTTCAAATAGAAATAACAACATTACATTAATTATGAAACTACCAACAATAAATAAAAAAATATTAAACGCACCTTTTGTGTCTTTGCACTGGAAAGACATCAACGGAACAGCCGAGTGGTTAAGTTTAAAAGATGCAGTAAATAGTAAAGTTACAATTTGTATTTCAAACGGTTGGCTTATCAAAGCAGACAAAGATGTTCATGTCTTAGTTGCGGATGTTAACTTTAATGACAACGGAACTTTAGGTGACGTAGGTAACGTCACGACTATTCCAACAGTCAACGTATTAAAAATAAAGAAGATTAAAATATGAAATATGTTTTCGATTTAGAAAGCAATGGATTATATAATGATGTTAGTACCGTACACTGTATTGTTTTAAAAGATATAGACTCTAATAAAA